GTGCTACCTGAAACTTTCTGGACCGTGATCGTGCGCATGCCCGACGGGGACGTGTGGGGTGCGTGCCGATTCGCGACTCAGAGTGCCGCGCGCCGCGAAGGCCGAGCACTGGCCCACGAGGGATTCGACGTCGTGCGCGTTGTCCGGTGGGCGCTGAACCACACCGCCCTGCGCACCTACCGCGATCACTCCGAGCGGATGAACACGCTGAACCGGGGGCGAAGCTGATGTGGTGGCACGAGTGCCCCGGAGAGTGCGGCCGTTCGGTACCGCACCGCTACTACGCGTGCCGCGTGTGCTGGTTTCGGCTGCCACTCGATCTGCGCGACCGGATCAGCCACACCAAGGGGCGCAACATGGCCGCACACGCACAAGCGATGGCCGTCGCTCGGCAATGGCTGCTCGATCATGCCGAGGTGGGCAAATGATGCGGCTGGGTTCCTTTTTCGCCGGTGCGCATGACCAGGCGGTTACCGCGTTCCGCTGGTTGCTGTCGCTACTCGATGTCGAAGGCGTGGCAGCATGAAACCGTACTACCGTGACGAGCACGTGACCTTGTATCACGCGGATTGTCTCGATCTGCTCGCTGCCCTTCCGGACAACTCGGTGCACGCCGTTGTCACGGATCCGCCCTATGGCTTGGAATTCATGGGCCGTGAATGGGACGCGCCATGGAAACACGGCGGTGCGGTGGTTCGCGATCCGGCGGTCGAACGGGGCGGTTTCCAAGACGGATCCGGTGGCAACCCGTACAGCCGTAGTCGGATCGAGTACGGGCGCGGGGGCGGAGCATCGATCGGCTACCAGCGATGGTGCACGAAGTGGGCGCGGGAATGCCTGCGCGTCCTGCAACCAGGCGGGCACCTCGTCGCGTTCGGAGGGACACGGACGTATCACCGATTGGCGGTAGCGGTGGAGGACGCCGGATTCGAGTTACGTGACTCGATCGCATGGCTATACGGGTCGGGGTTTCCAAAGAGCCTGGACGTATCGAAGGCGATTGACAAGGCGGCAGGGGCTGAGCGAGAGGTCATTGACAGGGCCAAACGTACCGGTAAGGAATCAGGTACGTATGGCGCTTTCGCGGGAGACAACTTGATCACCGCTCCCACGACCGACGCCGCCTGCCAGTGGCAAGGCTGGGGCACCGCGCTCAAGCCCAGTTTCGAACCGATCGTTGTAGCCCGCAAGCCAGTTGGCGGCACGGTGGCGGCCAACGTCCAGGTGTGGGGGACAGGGGCGCTGAATATCGACGGGGGCCGCGTCGGAAACGAGGTGAGACCGAAGCAGGCATCAACCGGGAAGCTGGTTTCGAACAACTCGTCAATGGCCGGTGGGAACTACAGCCGGGAGGTAGTCGGCTCGGCGGCCGGTCGCTGGCCAACCAACGTGGTCCTTGATGATCACGCAGCCGCAGAGCTCGACTACCAGTCCGGAACAACGACCAGCCGCCGATCGGTTGTAACCAGCAAACCCGGCGACATCTACGGCGGCGGCAAAGGACTGCCGAGTCACACCGGCGAATACGGGTACGACGATACGGGCGGGGCGAGCCGATTCTTCCCGGTGTTTCGGTGGACACCCAAAGCAGACAGTAGCGAACGTCCGAGCTACAACGGCGTCGGTCACCCAACCGTTAAACCGGTCAGCCTCGTGCGTTGGCTGTGCCGCCTCGTCTGCCCGCCCGGCGGGACCGTACTGGAACCATTCGCGGGCTCAGGAACAACGGTGCAGGCCTCCCGCGCCGAAGGGTTCGACGTGGTCGCTATCGAACGCGACGCCGAATATCTTCCGCTGATCAAGCAGCGTCTTGAGCGGGTCGGCTCGCCGGTGAACACGTCAGCGTGGCCGGGACACGTTGATCAGCCGGGACAGTCTTCACTGTTCGACCTGCTCGGTGGTGATGCGGCGTGATGTCCGCACACGAGCGGGATCGACTTCTCGCCGAGATCGACCGGGCCGACCGGGATTACAGCGAGCATGCCCCGCCAGGGGTGGCGTTCCTGGTGCACCGGATGGCTGGACGGATTCGTGAGGCGGTGCGCGAACAGCACGAGCAACTGCACCGAGGAGGTGAGTAGCGGTGGCGTTACAGCGCATCAACAACGGCAAGGGGCATTGGTACAAGCTCGACGGTGACAAGGCCGACGGGGTGACCACCCTGCTGAAAGACGGCATCCCGAAACCAGCTTTGATCAACTGGTCCGCGAACAGCACCGCTGAATACGCCGTGAACCACTGGGCCGAACTGTCCCAGCTTGGACCCGCCGACCAGTTGAAACGGTTACAGCAAGCACGGTTCACCGACCGGGACCGGGCCGCACGTCGAGGCACCGAGGTGCACAACCTTGCCGAAGCGCTCATGCACGGCGACGAGGTCGAGGTGCCCGACGAACTGGCCGGGCACGTCGAAGCGTATTGCCGGTTTCTGGACGAATGGAACCCGCAACCCGTGATCACCGAATGCTCGGTGGCGAACCGGAAATGGAACTACGCGGGCACGTTGGACATGGTGATCGACCTCGCCGACGGGCGCCGCGTGATCGCGGATATCAAGACTTCCCGTTCGGGGATCTACGGCGAGACCGCTTTTCAGTTGGCGGCCTACCGGTTCGCGGAGTTCTATCTGGACGCTGACCGGGCAGAGCAACGCATGGCAGAGCTTGGCATCGTCGGTGGGCTCGGCATTTGGGTGCGTGGTGACGGATACGACGTCTACGAACTTGAGTGCGGCGAACGCACGTTCCGCGACTTCCTCCACGTCGCCTACGTCGCCCGCAGCACGCGCTCGCTCGACGCCCTGAAATCAGAAGCCCTGACATCACCACGGGAGCCCGCAGCATGAGCAGTAACGAACTCGAACGCTACGAACCAACCGCGCCCGCGCCAGTAGCGAGCGGGTCCGGCGGTGTGGATTCGTGGGTGCAGATCATCGCCGAAGTGGGCAGTCTGGCAAGCAAGATCGCCGACACCGACTTTGTTCCCGACTCGATGCGCGGCAAAACCGCAGCCGTGGCCGCCGCGATCCTCGCCGGGCGCGAGATGGGAGTCGGCCCGATGACCGCGTTGCAGAACATTCACGTCATCAAGGGCAAACCCGGCCAGTCGGCGCAACTGATGCGCCAACTCGTACTCACCCGAGGGCACAGCATCCGGTACGTGGAAACCACCGACACCCGCTGTGTGGTCGAAGGGCGCCGCAAGGGTGAAGAAGAGTACGAACGCGTCACGTTCACCGCCGACCAGGCCAAGAAAGCCCGCATCGACTTGGGAACCTACCCAGAGGACAAGCTCGTGGCCCGCGCGACAGCGCGCCTGTGCCGCCGCAAGTTCGCCGACTGTCTCGGCGGCATGGCCTACACCGCCGAAGAACTCGAAGACAACGACGCACCCGGCGGGGCAGGCGGGGAAACAGAACTGCCGACAAGCGCGGAGAAACCGAAACGCACCGCCCGGCGTCGCAGCCCGGTCAAAGGAAGTGGCGCACGCAGCGGTGCGGACACCAGCGAAACCACCGAGCACCGCTCGGCTGCCAACGGCCCCGAACCCGAACTCGACGAACCACCCCCGGAACCAACCGGGAACAACCAGCCCATCACCCGCGACCAGCTCACCAAGCTGCAAGCCATTTTCAGCGACAACGGCCTGAATAAACGCGACACCCGGCTACGCATCTGTTCGCAGCTGGCCGAACGCGAACTCGCTAGCGCGAACGACCTCACCAAGGCCGAAGCCATAACGCTGATCGACGCACTCGAAAGCCTCGCCTCGACCGGCGACCTACCGGCCGTGGTCACCGAACTGCTCGACACCACCACCACCACCAGCACCGCCGACAGTGCAGCAGCCGAGACGGCGAACACCGCCTTGTTTGGCCCAGAACAGGAGTGAAACGCGATGGCAGAACACGTCTACCTCGAACGCATCGAATCCGAGCGGGTACGGGTGCCGATCGTGGGCACCTCCTCGCTGATCATGCACCGGTTCAGCGAGAAAGCGAAAAACACCATGCTCGACAGCATGCAGGGCCGCAAGCCGCCGAAGGAACACCGCAACCCGGAAGCCGAATACGAGGCGGCCATGTATCGACTCGGCGACGGACAAGGGTTCCCGGTCGTGGCGTTCAAAGCAGCCACGATCGGGGCGGCCCGGTTCTACAGCAACGTCAAAATGACCGAGCTGCGGCAGTGCCTGTTCTTCTCCGGGCAGCTCGGGGAAGACAACGAACCACTCGCACCGATCGAGGGTGAACCGAAGATGCGCCAGGACGTGGTGCGGTTCGGCATCAACAGCACCGACCTGCGCTACCGGCCAGAGTTCCTAGACTGGGCGACAACCTTGGACATCACCTACGTGAAATCGTTCCTGTCGCGGAACTCGCTGCTGTCGCTGATCGACGCGGGCGGACTGGGGTGCGGGGTCGGCGAGTGGCGGCCGGAAAAGAAAGGCGGCGGCCAGCACGGCACATACCGGATCGATCCGAACACGGACATCGAGGTGATCGAATGACCAGCTTGCGCGAGGAACTACAAGGAATCTATGACCGCCACCAGCGGCTAACACCGGAGCTGGTACTCAGCGAAGCACGCGATCCGGGGCACCCGTTGCACAACCGGTTCGAGTGGGACGATGCGGCGGCCGCCGAGAAGTATCGGCGCGAGCAGGCGCACGAGCTGATCCGCACGGCGCGGATCGTGTATCGCGATGCGGGCAGCGCCCCGAATCAGGTGCGGGCGTTTCAGGCCGTGCGGGATCAGCAGGGCTGGGCGTATCAGCCGTCCGGGGAGATCGCGGAGAACCAGTTCACGCGCGAGTTGGTGTTACGCGACATGGAGCGCGAGTGGCGGCAGCTGAAGCGACGCTATGAGGCGTTCGAGGAATTCACGCAGCTCGTGTTGCGCGAGATGAGCGCGGCATAGCGCATGGCACGGCAGGCATGGCGCGGCAGGGCAGGCATGGCATGGCATGGCATGGCGTGGCACAGCTTGGCATGGCGCGGCAGGGCAGGCGTGGCGTGGCATGGCATGGCGTGGCACAGCTTGGCATGGCGCGGCAGGGCAGGCGTGGCGTGGCATGACGACCAAGCGCGACGGAAGGAGCGAAACCATTGGGCAGCAACGACAGTAGCAGTGGAAACGGTGCATACGTGTGGTTTCTCGCGAACCACAACAAAGGACGCAGCGCAGCCGAACTCGACGAGGCACTACACGAGCTCGTCTCCGCCGTCATGGAAACCGGCAAACCCGGCAAGCTGACCTACACGATCAGCATCAAACCCGACGGCAACTTGGAAACTATGGTCGTGGTCACCGACGAGATCAAGTCCACGCTTCCGAAGTTCAGCAGGCGCGGCGACATGTGGTTCGCCACCGAAGGCGGCGAACTCCTACGCGAACACCCAACACAGACAGGACTCTTCGACTGGGAAGGAAAGGAACTGTGAACATGACCGCCGAGGCAATCGACCTCATCGGCCGCAACGCCATCGACGCCGCCGACGCTGACGCGGAACCACGCGCGATCGACCCGGCCCGGCCCTTGTACCTGCGAGCGCTCGACGATACCCGGCACATGGAAGTGCGGCACCTCGAACAATTCATGCCCGCACCCCAACGCGCCCGTGGGGGCGCGGTGCTGCACGACCTGCCGAGCTTCCTCACCTACGTCAATCGGCTAGGCGCACCGGAAACAACCATATGGGCACACGAACGGGTCGGCACCGTCAGCGCCGTATTCAACGACCACGGCGGCAGCACCCCCGGATGGCGAGACCACACCGCACGTCTCGCGCTGCAACCGGATCCGGACTGGCAACTGTGGACCAACAGTGACGGTTCACTCGGCGATCAGGAATGGTTCGCCGAGCACATCGAAGACACCGCGCACACCATTCGCAACCCGGACGCGGCGACCATGCACATGATCGCGATGACGTTCAAAGCGCACAGCAAAGCCGAGTTCAATCGCTCGACCCGGTTGGAATCCGGCGACGTGGCCTTGACCTACAGCGAAGAGACCACCGCGAAGGCAGGCGGCAAAGGCAACATCGAAGTGCCCGAACGCTTCGCGATCGAGCTTCGCCCATTCGTCGGCGCCGAACCGCAACAGCTCATCGCGCGGCTGCGCTACCGGATCCGTGACGGCGGCTTGCGGATCGGATACAAGCTGCTGCGCCCGGACGAGGCGAGGCGGCAAGCGTTCGAAACAATCGTGGACGGCGTTCGTGACGCGCTGCGTATCGAAGCACCCGTCATGTACGGCACCACGCCCGAAGCGGAGGACGCTCACCGGTGAACAGGCATGACCGGACAAACCAAGAGCATGCGCGCGCGGCGCCTGCGCGCCGCGCTGGCCGGTGAGCTGGTCGGCGAAGCGCTCGACCCACAGGACCATCAGCTGCTAGTGCGTGAACTTCACGCGGCCGGATTCGATGACGTCGAACTGGCCGAACACACCGGCTGGTCCACCTACACGGTCGGTCGCATCCGTGAACAACTCGGGCTGGCAGCCAACGGCGGACGTTAGCACGACCGAGTGCCGCTGAGAACGGAGGAGCAACTAGGCGATGCCGTGGTTCAAGGTCGATGACTCGTTTTACGACCACCCTAAGGTGTTCGACGCACCGGACTGCGTTGTGGCGTTATGGGTGCGCGCCGGGTCTTGGTCAGCACGGAACCTTACCGACGGTTTCGTGCCTGCCAAGATGCCCGCGCGTTTCTGCGACGACCCCAAGACCGCAGTGCGCGAGTTGATCAATCGCGGGTTGTGGAAGCGAACGAGGGGCGGATACCTGTTCCACGAATGGGATGCCGACGGGGACGGAACCCCGCGAAACCCAACCCGATCGGAATTGACCGCGATGAGGTCTCGCCAGTCATCGGGTGGAGCGATCGGAAACCATCGCCGGTGGCATATCGAAAAAGGGAAACATGTTCCAACGTGCCCCTACTGCCAGCGAGAACAGTTCTCGGGTAGCGATCGGTCTACCGATTGGGGGAGTGACACCCCAACCGAGTCGGACCCGAATCGCCCCACTCCCATCCCATCCCAAGGGGGTGGTTACTTAGGGAGGGGGAGTTACGTGGGTCAACGCGCGCGCGAAAACCCCCCACCCCCACAGCATTCGCTCGGACCACGCCCCGACGACCGGTGCGACCAGCATCGGCACGAACGCGAACCGCCGCCCTGCGGTCGGTGCGCGGACGCACGCCGCGCCGCCCAGCAATGGGACCAAACGAACACTAAGCAGCGCAAACAGTGGTCAGCCCAGCTCGAAGCCGCCCAAGCAGACCCCGCCAACGAATGTCCACACGGCACACCTGGCGGTCTGGTAATCCACCCCGACACCGGGCTGTCCGCCTGCTGCGCAACCTGTCGAAACGAACAACGGGACACCGGATGAACAGCACAGACGCCTTTCTCATGGCTTCCGAAGCCGAACAGGTGCGATGCGTACGCTGCCACGCGGCCCCCGGCGAGCCGTGCCGCAACACCCTCACCGGCGCCGCGCTCCGCAGCCCCGCTCACTGGCAACGAATCCGCGACGCCGCACCGAAACCCACCGCTTCTGCCCGGCCGAACGCGCCGCTCGCACGCGAACGGGGCGAGCGCGATGGATGACACCCGAGTACGGGGGAGCGGCACTCACAGCGGCACATGCGGCCGCGCGGTACTCGAAGTGTTCGTGCCCGGCCACCCGGCACCGCAAGGCAGCAAACGCCACGTCGGAAACGGGGTCATGGTCGAATCCTCTAGCAACGTCAAAACCTGGCGCGACGACGTGCGCGCCGCCGTCCTGCGCGAGCACCCGTCAATGCTCGCACGCGGCGTCGCCGTCGAACTCACCTTCGTGATGCGCCGTCCCACCGCGACCCCGAAGCGCTTCACACCGCCCGCGGTGAAACGACCCGACCTCGACAAGCTCACACGCGCCATCCTCGACGCGCTCGGCTCCGCCGGAACCTGGCGCGACGACGCGCAAGTGATCGCACTCGCCGCAACGAAACGACTCGCCAACCTCGGCGAAACGCCGGGATGCCACATCGCGGTCTACCCAGTGGAGCCCCACCAATGAAACCGCGACTGTGGCACCTCGCGTTTTGCATGCAATGCGAAACCGTGCAGCCCTTCCGTGACGAGGACCAGCGAGATACGTGGGCCGCCGACCACGGCGCCAACACAGGACACGAAGTGCTCCGCATCGAACAACAGCAACGCGCGAAAGGTGAAGCATGACAACACTTGTATGCCCCCGGTGCGGCGGTGACGCGGCACCCGCATCCTGCTTGTGCGACCGATGCGGTAACGCCTTGTTGCGCGACCTTCGGCAAATCGAGTTCTGCTATCTCGCCCTGTCGGCCGTGCCCGTCAGCGGTGAACACGAGCGCGGTGCACCCGGATACGGCCCCCGCTCCCCGGCGCGCGACCACGTACTCGTGGAAACCGACGCGCGCAGCAAAGCTGACGATGACGGGCACGTCGGCGCACTCGCCGCGCTCTCCAGTTGGACGCGGCTCGTGTCCTACGAATGCGACACCAAACAACCCGAACAAGTCACGGTAACCGGCGAATGTGGTTTCCTCCGACGGCACCACTCGTGGATCCTCGCTCGCCCTTGGGCCGACGAATACGCCGCCGAACTCGACGAGATCCGCAAACGGCTTGTCGCTCTCATTGGACTCGCGCCCGACCCGCCAGCCGGGGACTGCATGCGGATCGACTGCTACGGACAGGTCTATCCGCTGTCTGACGCATCCGGGGTCCGCTGCCGCAAGTGCCACACGGTCTACAGCGGCCTAGACCTTGCCCGGCTTCATATCGCGCAGGAGGTAAACCAGTAACGAAAAAGACCTTGGCCCACGGTGCCGGGATGCCCTACGCTGCAAGGCGCACCCGGTGCGAAGCCCGGCGGTTACTTCACCTTGCAACTGGATAAACACCGCCAGGCGCTCATGAACTCGGGGGCACCCAAGAGTTTGCACTGGATCGCCCGGTGCGCAGGGAACGGTTACTTCACCTGTTAAGTGAGTGGTTGTCGGTTCGAATCCGATCGCCGCGCTTGCGGCGTAGCTCAACGGAAGAGCACTGTTGACCGTTACCGACCTTCGATCTCGGGCGACCCTGCAAACGTGTGCCCTCGACACGCACCACACTACGAGGGACACAACCAATGGCGAAACTCAACAGCCCCACCGCTCGGCCGGCAGGCCGCGGACCCATCCGAAGCGAAACCATCCCGACCGGTCGCACCCACGAAGGCGGCGACGGATACGCGCGCGACGCCCGCTCGGCACTGTTTCTGCTCGCAGTCACCAATATGGTCAGCGAAACCAGCTTCTACGAGACCGCAGGGGATCGCGACCAGCGGTACACCGAACTCGTACACCAGGCCGCCATCGAGTACCCCGACTGGACAGCGAACATGCTCGGGTGGCTGCGCGGCGAAGCAAACATGCGCACGGCGGCGATCGTCGGTGCCGCCGAGTACGTGCACGCCCGGCTCCATGCTGGTGACAGCGCCGAGCACGCCACCGTTACCAACCGGGGCGTGATCGCCTCGGTGCTCCAACGCCCCGACGAACCCGGCGAACTACTCGGCTACTGGACCTCCCGGTATGGGCGCGCCCTGCCGAAACCGGTCAAGCGCGGCGTGGCCGACGCGGTACAGCGGCTCTACAACGAGCGCGCCTACTTGAAATGGGACAGCGAAGCACGCGACTTCCGTATGGCCGACGTGATCGAGCTGGCACACCCCGACCACAGTGCACCGTGGCAGGCTGACCTTTACCGCCACATCCTCGACGAGCGGCACGGCAACGGGAATGGTGAACCTCCGGCGAGCCTGCGCACGCTCGGCGCTCGGCGCGCGCTCATGGCGACGCCGGCCGAACACCGGCGAGCCATCGTCGCCGGTCTCGACGCGGTCGGCACGCTCTCCGCTGCCGGGATGACATGGGAAGCGCTCGCCGGATGGCTACAAGGCCCAATGGACGCGCAATCATGGCAAGCCGTCATCCCATCCATGGGATACATGGCGCTGCTGCGCAACCTCCGCAACTTCGACCGCGCCGGAATATCGGACGAACTGGCAGCCACGATCGCGGCCAAGCTCGCCGACCCGGAACAGGTAGCGCGGAGTCGGCAGTTTCCTCTACGGTTTCTGTCCGCGTTCAACGCCGCGCCGAGTCTTCGGTGGGCATGGCCACTAGAACAAGCACTTGGTCACTCGGTGCGCAACATTCCGCGCCTGAGTGGCCGCACCCTCGTGCTCGTGGACACCTCGGCCAGCATGCGCGACGCGTTCAGTCGAGACGGCAGCCTCGCACGCTGGGACGCCGCCACTCTCTTCGGGCTCGCGCTCGCTGCTAACTGCGAACGAAGCGACGTGGTGTCGTACTCCGGTGGACTCGGCGGGTTCCGTGGGTACGGTGGACGCGGCTTGCACAACACGCTCGTGTTCCCACAGCGTCGCGCCGAGTCCGTGCTGGCGGGACTGCGTCGGTGGCGCGACGAAGGATTCTTCATCGGCTCCGGTACGGACACCGCCGCAGCGGTACGTGCCCACTACGAAGGGCACGACCGCGTCGTGATCCTCACCGACGAACAAACGGCGCAAGGCGGCATCGGTGGACTACTCCCGAACCGGGTTCCGCTGTACACATGGAACCTTGCCGGATATCGGTACGGGCACGCCGCCGACGGCCCCAACCGATACACTTTCGGCGGCCTCACCGACGCCGGATTCCGCATTATCCCGCTGCTCGAAGCCGGACGCGATGCGGCTTGGCCATGGGAAAACCGGCACTAGTAGCTGAGACCTTGTGTCAGTGGGGATTCGCGCTACACAGGGCCATGACTGCGTTGTCCATGCTGTTCAGGACCACGCTGCCTTGACGGATCGAGCAGGCCAGATGCGGCACGCTGCTTAGCCGATTGAAATCGGTCTTGGTAGACACATCGACTGTCGCGAATCCTGTCACACTCGTGTCCGCGCTATAAGTCATGGACCACTTGCCCGAAGAATCGACGGTAGCGGACCCCTCGGTCTGCGAACCGTCGATTCGACCGGCAATCTTCCAATTCAACTTAGCCCCGGACGGTGCTGTCACGTCGAGTGTCGTCAAGTGCCCCGAAGGCTTCGTCGTGACTGGCGCTTCGACGGGAGCGGCATTCGTGGGTTCCGGCGTTGCCGATGGAGCAGAACCGTTCGCCGCGGAGTGGTCAAACACCGCGTTATTCACGAGACAGGCGAACACCAATCCCAGTACGCCAAGCACCCCGCCGATGATCGACATCGGGAGATTCGAGCGGAAGAGACCGGCGATTGCGAACCCCAGTGAAATAAGCCCCGTGATGATCCCGCAGAAAATATTGAGAATCGGGATCCAGCACAAGGCAATCGACACGATGCCGAGCACCAGCGCGGTCACGCCGAGACCGACACCACGTTGGCGCACTGGTGTCGGCGCGGACATCATCGGTACAGACATGCATAAGCTCCCTAGAAGGCGGCCAAATAGATCAAATCTTTGACCGGGCGAGAGCACCAATGAAGTCAACGGACACGCGATAACGGACAGGCAGAATATTCCGGTCGCCAGAGACATCGTCATATCGAGTCAGCCTGTTACAGCTATCCCTGAGTTCACCCGTACGGCCTAACGTTCCGTTCAGACTATGCGAACCGAGCCATCCTCGGCTACCGCATACACCGTGATGCGCAATAAGTCGCGGACACGTATCGGCACACGTAACGCCGCGCGGACCGAACGCGGCTCGTCACGCACGACTATCGCGTAGCGGGTAGCAAGGTCGTCGCTCTCCGGAAGACGGCTGAGTAGCTGCCCGTATGCAGTATTCACGTCGAGGCCCGGTTGGGTCGTTTTCCCTTTGGCTTCGGCGCATAGGCGTTGCGCTCCGCGCTCGGCCACAACGTCTACGTAATCCGCCTCCGTTGTTACTGTCCACCCGTCAGCGCGGAGCCACGCACAGAACGCTTCGACAACGAGTGATTCATCGCCTCGTGGCATCAACGCCTTCTTTCTGTTCAGGACCCAACCTCGCGCGCAGCCCGGCGGTGGTATACGGCGGCCACCTCGCCAGGGTCATAGCCGCGACCGCGACTCAACCAGCCCCGGCGTTTCCAACTGCGCAGTGTGGCTGGACTTGTCGCAGGGAGCCCCAAGTGTCGCAAGGCTGCGATTATCTCGCGTGCCGTGAGTCGTCGAGCGTCCACGAATCCAAGGATAGCGCCGCGCACGACGAGGCGGCTTGACTGCCGGTCGCGTTCGATGCAACGCTTCGTGACGGATGCGTGTGTCGTTACCCGGCAGTCCGGTGCACCGGCTCGATGCGGTCAAGATCGTCGAGAATGGCGTCTTTCGCAGTTTCGCGGTCGTAGTCCTCCTGTAGCCCCGTCCAGAAGCCTTCGGACATGCCGAAGTAGCGCGACAGCCGCAACCCTGTGTCCGCAGATATCCGCCGCTTGCCGTGCGTGATAGCGCTGATTCGTGTCTGTGGCACGCCGATTGCCTTGGCCAACTGATAGTCGGTGATCCCCATGGGCTCTAGGAACTCCTCGCGCAGGATTGCACCGGGATGCGTTGGCGCCATGATCGGCTTCTCACTGCTGGTCATCGCTGGTCACCTCGCTTTTAGTGGTAGTCGGTGATTTCCACGTCTTCTGGTCCTGCGTTGGTCCACCGGAAGCAGATACGCCATTGCCGGTTGACGCGGATGCTGTGTTGTCCGCTCCGGTCGCCCCGAAGCTGCTCAAGTCGGTTCCCCGGCGGTACCCGAAGGTCGTCGAGAGTCGCGGCGCGGTTCAGGATCGCGAGCTTGTTCCACGCCGCGCGCTGCACGTCGGGGTGCAGCTTCGTGCCGAGCCGTCGCCACACTCGAGCGGTCTGCTTGTCGGCGAACGACTGAATCACAACCCAATGATAACGCGAGACGATACTAACGTCAAGCGTAAGTATTCAGACCAGGGAGAACGCGTGCACCTCACCATTACCACCATCGCCGGCCAGCTCGACTACGACGTGCCGAACGACGAACTTCCGGCCGGATACACCACCCCTGAACAGATCGCGCACGTGTTCGCCGACGCCATCGACGGCAACACCAACAGTCGCCAGATCGTCCAGCACACCGGGACCGGCACGTGGACCGCCATTAACAGCGAGCACGTCATCGCCGTAGAGGTCAGCCACGTCAAGGCCGAACCACTCCCGAACGAAAGTCGATAGTCATGGCAGGCACCAAACCAAACCCCGGCACCCCGAAAGACCAACGACTCAAAGGGCGCGGCGCCAAGCCCGGGCCCCAAACGCGGCAGCCACAACACCAAGCGCGGCAAGTAATTCCGCCCCATGCGATACCGGCACCGCAACCTCACCTGCTGGACATGTCCACCCCACACCTACGCCGTGACCCGAGACCCAGCCCCCACACCCTGGCTGCGGTCCTAGCCCCACACCCGGCCCTAGACCCACCCGAGGAACACACACCGTGTGGCCACACGCCAGCAACCGACATGCACGCTTGCCGAAGAACTGGCCAAGCAAACGACGGCGAATCCTGCACCGAGACAAGCACCAATGCCAATGGCCAACCGAACACGGAACCTGCGGCGCACACGCGAACCAGGTAGACCACAAGGCACCCGGTGACAACCACGACGATCACAATCTCTGGTCGCTGTGTGCATGGCATCATCGACAGAAGAGCGCGCGCGAAGGAAAACAAGCGCAAATAGCGAGCCGCGCGGAACGCGCGCAGAAACGCGAACAGCATCCCGGACTGACCCAGCCGTCGGCCTGAACTTCGAGGTGGGGGCGGTGCCCCTCCCCCCGGCCTCGGCGACACCGGCAGGTCATAGCCGCTCACGGTCGCTACGGGTTTCCCTTTACCCCGCGTAACGGAGGTGCTGACTGTGGGCGAACGCGGTCCGGCGCCGAAACGGTCGTCACAGCGGCGGCGCCAGAACAAGCCCGAACACCCGATCACCGAGTCCGCGCGCCGGCAGGTTTGCGAGCCCCCGAAACCGGCCGACACGGCTTGGCACCCGGTGGCTCAGCAGTGGTATGAGTCGCTGGGCCAGTCCGGGCAATGCGTGTACTACACGGCCTCGGATTGGGCGTTGGCCTACATGCTGGCCGAGTCGATCTCGCGCGATCTGAAACCACGGTTCGTGGGGATATCCGGCGAGACCGGGGAAGCGATTATTCAGCAGATGCCGATCGGCGGTACCTCGTTGACTGCGTATCTGAAAGGCATGACCGACTTGCTGGTGTCCGAGGCGGCTCGCCGACGGGCCGGGGTCGAGTTGCAGGCCGGACAGGATGACCAGCTCGAGGACGACACGGTGGCCACGTTGGAGTCGATTCGTGGCGGCAAAGCCGGTTGAGCGCCTGGCGACGATGCCGCAAGGGGAACCGGCGCTGACGCTCGGCTACGAGGCCGCGCTGTGGGCGATGCGGAACCTTGTGCAGCCGAACGGGCCGCGCGCGGGGCGACGCTGGGAACCGACGGGGTCGCAGCTGCATTTTCTGCTGTGGTGGTATGCCCTCGACGAGGATGGGCGTTGGTTGTTTCACCACGGTGTACGGCGCCTCTCGAAGGGGTCGGGTAAGTCTCCGTTCGCTGCGGTGCTCGGTCTTATCGAGTTCTGTGCACCGGTGCGGCTGGCGGATTTTGACCAGCGCGTCCGCGGTGGCTGCGTGGGCCAGCCGGTGAATATGCCGTGGGTGCAGATTGTGGCGACGGCGGAACCGCAGACGTTCAACACGATGCGCATGGTGCGTGCTATGGCGCCGAAGGGTTCCCCGGTGGTCGGCAAGTATGCGCTCGATCCGGGCAAGACCAAGTACTACAAGGAGCCCGAGGGGACGCTGGAGGTGAAGACCTCGTCGGCTGATGCGGCCGAGGGGGCGGAGGCGTCGTTCGTGATCGCTGACGAAACCGAGCATTGGAAACCGGGCAATGGGGGGCCGGTGTTGGCGGCGACGCTGCAAGACAACCTCGCCAAGTCGGGTAATCGCATGCTCGAAACGTCGAACGCGTGGGAACCGGATCGGGGAAGCGTCGCCGAGGAGACTTACGCGGCGTGGTGCGCGCAGGAGGAGGGCCGCGTGCGCGCGGAGACCCGGATCCTGTATGACGCGCGGATCGCGCCGCCGGACACGAACTTGGCCGATGACGAGTCGCTGACGAAGGCCCTGCGGTGGGTGTACGACGATTGTTATTGGCAGGACTTGCACCCGATTAAGCAGCGCATCTGGTCGGTGAACTCGCGCATCGATGACAGCAAGCGCAAGTATCTGAATTGGCCGACAGCTGCCGAGGATTCGTGGCTTGAACAGCCCGAGGCGTGGTTGGCGATGGCGGACGCGTCGGTGACGGTGCCGGACGGGACACCGGTGGTGTTGTTCTTCGATGGTTCCAAATCGAATGACGCTACGGCGTTGCTCGGCTGCGTGGTCGAGTCGGGGCACGTGTTCACGCTCGGCGTGTGGGAGCCGGACCGGCGCGATCCAAACGCGACGGTGGATGCGGCCGCGGTGGATGCGGTGGTGCGGGTGGTGTTCGGCCGGTTCGAGGTGTGCGCGTTTTTCGCGGACGTCGCCGAGTTCCAAGGGTTCGTGCTGGGGGAGTGGCCGCAGCGCTACGGGGGTGACCTGATGCTGTGGGCGGCGCCCTCGTCGCGCCCGCCGCAGCCGATTGCATGGGACATGCGCAGCCACAAGGACGAGTTCGCGAAGGCCGCCGAGACGTGCCACGCGGAAATCATGGAAGGCGCGTTCACACACGACGGTGATAGCCGGGTGGCCCGGCATGTTCGGAATGCGCGCGCTCGGCCGTACCGGGCGATGACGTCGGTGGGGAAGGACTCGCGGCATTCGCCGCGCAAGATCGACGCGGCGGTGTGCGTGATTGGGGTGCGCATGGTGCGGCGCATGGTGTTGGGGTCGAAAGCGTGGGCACAGCGAACGCAGAAGCGTGACAGGCGAGTGCTGGTGTTCCGTTGAGTAGCGCGACGTTGGGGGTGATGACGTGGCGTTGACGAACATGTCGCCGGAGTCCGTGTTGACCGCGCTGGAACCGCGTTGGTCGGCGCTGTCGGTGCACCACGCCCGCCGGGAAGCGTATTACGAGGGCGCGCAGCGGTTGGCCGCGATGGGGTTGGCCCTGCCACCGGAGATGCAGAAGTTGCAAACGGTGGTGAACTGGCCTCGTGTGGTGGTGGACGCGATCGCTGAACGGCAACGCGTCGAGGGATTCCGCCTGGCTGGCGAATATCAGGCCAGCGAACGCATGTGGGAACTGTGGCAGCGCAACAACTTGGACGAGGAAGCAACACCGGTCCACACCGAGGCCATGGTGCAGGGCCGGGCATGGGTGACCGTTGATCACAACCCTGACGCACCCGAGTATCCGGTCATCATGGGCGAATCAGCGTCGATGATCGCCGTGGACCGTGACCCCCGTACCCGCGCTATCACCGCCGCATTGCGGCGGTGGGAGGAGACCTCGCCGGCCGGTGACACGGTCGAGATGGCGACGGTGTACCTGCCGGATACCACCACCTACTACGCCCGGAACTCGGGCCGGTGGGAAGAGTACGAGCAGTGGCAGCACGCTCTCGGCGTCGTGCCGGTAGTGCCCATGGTCAACCGGTCTCGGTTGCCGTCGCGGCATGACCGGCTGGCCTGGTGGGGATCCTCGGAGATGGCCGACGTGATCCCGTTGACCGATGCAGCGTGTCGGGTGCTGACGAACCTACAGGGGGCGCAAGAACTGCTTGCCGTACCGGTGCGGTTCGTGTTCGGCGCGCAGGAGTCCGATTTCGTGGACCAGGCCACCGGGCGCCCGCTGACGACGTGGGAAGCCTATTTGGGCCGGATGAACGCTTTGGCCGATCCGGACGCGAAGGTGCAGCAGCTTCCGGCTGCCGACTTGAACAACTTCACCGCGGTGATGCAGTCGTACGCGAAACTCGTGTCGAGTGTGTCAGGTGTGCCGCTGCGGTTCTTCGGCGTGTCCAGCGACGCGAACCCCGCTTCGGCGGACGCGATCCGCTCTGACGAGTCGCGGCTGGTGATGCGCACCAACCAGCGCAACACGGCGTTCGGTGGCGCATGGGAGACCGCCATGCGCATCGCGCTGCGTATGGCCGGAGACGACAGCATCGACGCGGACACCCGATTGGAAACCGTCTGGGCGAACCCGGAAACTCCGACGTTCGCATCTAAGGCATCCGCCTTGGCGCAGCTGTGGCAGGTCGGTCTACCGGTGCCGCGCAGCTACGCCTATGACGTACTCGGGTTCACCCCTGAGCAGCGCGCCGAAGCTGATGGGCAGGCGAGCGCGGATCCGTTGACGCAACTCCTCACGCAAGGGACGGGCAATGCAGCTGGCGGAATTGGCAGCCGCAACGAACCGGGTGGATCGACAACTCGCGGTGGTAGTGACCGCGCTTCTGTCGCGGATGGCGGGGCGAACGCTCAACCCGCGTGAGGTAGCCCTGTTGACGCAAGCGATCCTGCCTGCGGTGACGCGCGCACGCAGGCTGCACTACGAGCTATCGGCCGAGTTCTACCGTGATCTGCGCGCTCGCCTCCTCGGCACCGCCGACGACTTCACCATTCCCGCGCAGCGCACGTATCCGAGGGACGCGCTCGCCGAGGGCATCCTGGCAACCACTCGCAACCGCCAGCCTGGCCAACCGGCGTTCGACCGAGCCGTGACCGGTGCGGCAATCCGGCACGCGGGCGCAGCGGGCATCGACGTGATCAAGGATGCCGCGGCTGCTGACCCGGCCGCCACCGGGTGGGCGCGGGTGCACACCGGTTTGAAACCGCCGTGCGCGTTCTGCGCGATGCTGATCAGTCGAGGTCCGGTGTACTCACGTGACGGCGCCGGGTTCGCGGCGCACAACGGGTGCAGTTGCCGCCCCTCGCCGGTGTTTCGCGGCCACGGGTTCGACGGTGACGAGCAGTACCGGCGCTACCGCGACCGGTGGCGCGAAGCGACGGGCGGCCACGGCGGACGGGATGCGCTGAACAGGTTCCGCCGAACCATGGCCGAGCAGTAACCCCAGTCTTCCGACCCCTGGCGGGCCGGTTTTTCAAGCACACCACGCGACCCCACGTTCTGGCGGGCCGCGCGAACTCGCACACCCCTTGGAGGGTTCTGCATGTCCGAAGACAGCACGAACACGCCCGCGACCGGGCAGCAGGCACCGACCGGTGATGAACCGACGAGCCCCCCGGCGGGGACCGAGGCCGATCACACCGAAGGTGGCTACGACGCGCAGGCGGCCACGGAAAAAATTCGCAAGCTCAACTCGGAAGCCCGCAACTTGCGCGCCAAGGTCAAAGAGCTTGAGCCGAAGGCCGCCGAGCTGGACAAGCTCAACGAGGCGCAAAAGTCCGAAGTGGACAAACTTACCGAGACGAACTCCGAGTTGTCCACGCGGGCGCAAACCGCCGAGCGTGACCTGTTGCGTTACCGGGCGGCCGTCAAGGCCGGGGTTGCTGTCGAGGACATCGAAACCTTCGCGTCCCGACTGCGCGGCGAAACAGCCGACGAGTTGGAAGCCGACGCGGAGGACCTGAAGAAGCTATTCGGCAGCGCATCGAACGCGAAACCCGAACGCAGGCCCGATCGCTCGCAAGGAGCGACCGGCGCAGCGGTGACACCAGCCGAGGAGTTCGCAGCGTTCATGCGCGGAATCACCTAGGGAGTTTCCGTTATGGCACAGGACAATGTGCCGCTCATGCTCAACGGGCTGTCCGGAAACCTGCTGCCGCGCAACGTGGTTGGCCCGATCTTCGATCAGGCGCAGGAACAGTCCGTGGTGTTGCGGTTCGGCCAGTCGATCCCGGTTGGGTTCGGCGACACGGCCATCCCCACAGTCACGCAGCGCCCCGAGGTCGGGGTTGTCGGTTTGCAGGGCGAGACACCGAAACCCGACGGGTCCGAGTACTACGGCGAGGGCAAACGTAAGCCGGTATCCTCGTATGCTTACGGCGTCGAGACGATTCGTCCTATCAAACTGTCCACGATCGTTGTGGTCAGCGAGGAATTCCAGCGGTCTAACATTGACGGGTTCTATTCGCAGATCAGTAGCGATCTCGCTTTCGCGGTGGCGCGGGGTATCGACCTGGCGGTGCTGTACGGCAAATCGGCGAACAACGGCGCCGACATTCCGGGCGTCAAGTTCTTGAACCAAACCAGCAACAGTGTCGCCATCGGCACCACCCCTGCAACCGAGGGCGGTATGGCTGGCGATATTGCCGCGCTGGCCAATGCGATCGGCAACGCCGGACCGGGATATGACGTCAACGGCTTTGCGGCCGACCCGCGGTTGCGGTTTCAGGTCATGGCCGCGACAGACCAGTTCGGGCGCCCGATCTTCCAGCCCGGCCAGGCACCGAGTCTGACCAACCAGGTTGATTCGCTCATGGGCATCCCGGTTGTGTACGGCCGGTCGGTATCCGGGCGCGTGGGCGCAAACCCGGACACCGGGGTGCGGGCGTTCGCTGGCGACTGGTCCGGGCAACTGCGGTACGGCTACGCGCTCGACATGACGATCAAAACTAGCAACCAGGCCATGGTCACGGACTCGGACGGCACGGACCTGAACCTGTGGCAAAACAACCTTGTCGCACTGCTGGTGGAAACAGTGTTCGGATGGGCCGTTGGTGACGTGGGCGCGTTCGGCAAGCTCACCGCCGAAACCACGCCGCCCGATGGTGACGTGACGGCACGTGTCGAAGGGCAGGCGTGACCATGGCTGATTGGACCGTCACACTGCCTGACTCCGTGCACGAGGGAGACCCGGACCATCCCGGTATCCACACCACCGAGATCGCGGCCATCAAAGAGATTCGGGCCTTGGTCAATTCCGGCGCGCTCAACGGTGAAAAAGGCGCCAAGGGCGATACAGGACCAGCCGGACCGAAAGGTGACACCGGCCCGGCCGGGGCCGACGGGGCACCCAGTCAAGCCGACTGGGACGCCCTGGTGTCTCGCGTCGCCGCACTCGAAGGTGCCAGCTAGTGAACTTCGGTGACGGCCGAATCGTGTTGTTCCATCCGGACGGACGGCGCCGAGCTGTGCCAGCGGCGCACGCCGCACCGCTACGGGCCGCCGGATGGTCCGACCAGCCCGAACCGGCCGTGATGGGCGGAAAGGCGGTGAGTGGTGAGCCTGGCAACGGTCGAGGACGTGGCCGCCCGCCTGGGGCGCGAGACAAGCAGCGACGAAAACGAGCTAGCCGCAACGCTGCTGGGTGACGCGGAACTGATGCTCCGCGCTCGGATTCCCGATCTGCTCGAACGCGCGGCCAAAGATCCCGCGTTCGCCGACCTGGTTGTGATGGTCGAGGCGAACATGGTCGTTCGGGTGCTGCGTAACCCGGACGGCTACCGGCAGGAATCCGAGGGCGGCTATTCCTACACCGTCGATACCCGCGCTGCGGCCGGGTTCCTCACGGTGCTGGACGACGAATGGAAGCTCCTCGGATACCGCGACGGGGCGTTCACCATCACCCCGCACCTCGACGGTGACCGGTGGCCGTGGTGGACGAAGCCACCGTGGGCGTTCCAGTACGACGCCACACCCGGCGAGCCACACACCCCACCTGGGTGGTGGCACGGGTGAGCTTGCTCGACACCGGTCCCGAGACGATCACGCTGCGCCCGTCGATTCGGGATATCGACCCGGACGGCAACCAACGGTGGCGCGGCTGGTCGCCCGGAGATCCGGAATACGTGGTGACTGGTGCGCAGGTCGAACCCGTCGAGTCCAACAACGAGGCGGTGAACGGGCTGCGCATCACCCACAGCGTGCGGGCATACGTCCGGGCATTGCCAACGGGCGTGTCCGGCGAGTTCTGCGAAGTGCTGTGGGACGGGCGCACCTGGGACACCGACGGAGCACCGAAGCAGTACCGACGCGGACACGCTACGCGACACGTGACGTTGCTGCTGAACCAACGGAGGTGACCCGATGGCCGAGATGTTCATCCCCGAACCGGGGCTGGAACGGATCGCCGCCGTGGCCCGTGAAGCGCAAGCCGAGCTGTCTCGGCAGCAATCGGCAATCGCAGGTCGCGCGCGGTCAAATCTGGCAGCTGTTCGCGACGGTGGCCGTCACCGAGTCACTACCACCCGCGGGGTGATCGACCGGTACGTGAACCTCGAAGGCCCGGCAGCGCTCGCAGTCGAGACCGGCCACCACAGCCGCACCGGTACCTACGTCGCCGGGAAACACGTTCTCCGTGACGCATAACGGAAAGGGGTGTGCATGCCCCGGCTGTTGCCATACGCCGACCTGGTGGCGGTGACGGTGCTGCGTGAGGCATTGGGGGAGACGGTAACCGTTGAAACCCAACTCGATGACCGGTTGTTGCAACGGCTGCCGTACGTGTTCGCCGAGGTGGTCGGCGGAACCGAACTGGATCCGGCCTTTGCCTCCCGGCCGGCGCTATCGGTCATCTCTTGGGCCGAAGGCAGCAAACAAGCGGGTGCTGATCTCGCCGAATCTGTGCGGGTCGCACTGTGGCGCGCCCACCTGAGTCAACGCACCTACGCGGGGGCAAGCATCGCGCGGGTGCGCGCACTTTCCATGCCGTACGAGCAGCGGTTGGACAACCAGCCCTCGGAGGTTTTTCGGTTCGTGGCTCAGTACGAACTGATCCTCCGGCCTGCGACGGCGCACTGAAATCTGAAAGGAACCGACCGTCATGGCTATGGATGACGATGCCGTAATCCTGTCCGCGCTCGGCTACATCCTCACCGCCGAACGCGGCACCGCCGCACCAACCAAGACCGAGATTGCCGCGATCCCGGACAGTATTCCCGACAACTGGAACAACATTGGCCACACCTCCCGTGATGACTTGCCGAGTTGGGGACATGACGGTGGCGACCCCGAGGTCAAGGGAACGTGGCAGAACGAAGCGTTGCGCTCGGTGGTGACCGAGGTCGCCACAGAATTCGTGACGTTCAACGCCGTGCAGTTCAACCGGGAAATTCTCGAGTTCTACACCGGACGCGGCAATGGGGCGGCAGCGGACGGCACGATCGAGCAGGGCGTGTATCACGCGAGTTCGCGCGGCGGGCGGAATCCCGAACGAGCGCTGTTGATTGTCGTGATCGACGGTGAGCGGTGGGGCGCCTTCTATGCACCTCGCGTGTCGCTCTCGCGTGAGGACGACATCGAACTTGACAGCGAGGAATTCATGGCGTTCCCGCTGCGTGCCACGCTGTTGCAGCAGACAGGTATGCCCTTCTACGACTGGATCGGCCCGACCATCGACGGCGAGGGGTCCGTACCTGACCAGGTGTCGAGCACCGTCGAGCAGGCAGCCTAGGGGGCGAAGATGGCAGAATTTACCCTGGCCAACATTCGCAACGAGTCCGAAAAGCGTTACGGGTCAACACACATCACTGATGCGCCTGGTGGAGCGCTGACCCTCTACGCGCCGCTTCGGCTAGGTGACGCGGACTTGCGCAAGACACAGGAACTCGTACAACAGATTGACCAACTGGCCCGCGAAGGCGACCAGAACAGCATGGAAACCGCCTTGCGCATGGAAACCCTGATGCACGAAGTGCTCGTGCTGGTTTGCTCGGACAGGGCGCGATTCGACGAGTTCTATTCCGGGCTCGACCGGGCCGAGCGGTACACGCTGTTTGAAATGTGGTCCAACGCGGCGCAGCCGGGGGAAGCGTCAGCCTAGCGCGAGAGCTGCGCCGGTACCCGGCCGCGATCGAGTCAGACTTGCTGCGGCTGTGGGGAATTGACCTGCTCGACTTATTCCGGGAGCAGAACGACGTCTCCCCGCGGCGGGTACTGGCGCTGCTCTCGACGCTAGGCGAGCACTCCGCATACGTCGCCGCCGCGCGGGACGTTCCGATCGACTGGGACGTCGATCGGTATCTGCGCAAGCAGACCGTGGACACGTTGAACCTGCTGCTGTACGTGACCGCGAAGGCCAACGGCGCCAAACGAGTCGAGAAGCCCAAACCGGTCCCGGCACCGTCGGATCAGCTCGGCCAACGTCGCGCGAGCAAACGGCAGGGACAGAACGTGTTCGCCGCGATGGCGATGCGCGCCATGCGCGGCTCACCGACGAGCAGTAAGGGGGCGGACCGTGGCTAGTGGACTGGTCGGGACCGCCTACGTCAAAGTAACCCCAGACACCAGCAAGTTTGGGTCCCAACTGTCCAACGGCGTCGCCGCGCCCGCGGCTGCCGCCGGGCGAACGCTGACAAGCCGCCTCGGTAGCGCGGTGAGCACTGGCCTGTCATCTACTACCGGTCTGCTCTCTCGCGGGTTCGATTCGGCGTTCAACGCCGCGTCGAACATGGCCAGCAACGCTGGCAGCCGCATCTCTCGCGGGCTCGGTTCAGCCGTGACGACCGTCCTCGGGCCTGTCGGCCGTATGCGGGACGGGTTCATGTCCTCGCAAGTCGCCGCGTCGAACTTCTCGGGGCTCTCCGGCACTATCGGCGGGAAACTTCGCTCAGCCGTGGATGCCGTCGGCGCCGGGGCATCCCGCATCGGGAACATGTTCTCCCGATCCGGGCAGACCGCACAGAAGTCCTTGACCGGCATCAGTTCGGGGCTCGGTGGTGTCTCGAAGATGCTCGGCGGGCTCGCGGTCGGCTCCGGACTGCTGTCCATCGGGCGGCAAGCATTCCAAGCCGCATCCGGCATTCAGCAGTCCACGGCGGCGCTGACCGGGTTGTACGGCAACGCACAGCAGGCAAGCAACATGATCGGGCGCTTGCGCAAACTAGCCGCCGGTTCGCCCATTGACTTCTCCGCGTTCTCGAAAGGCGCGGAATCGCTGGCATACATGGGTTATTCCGGTGACAAGGCGATCGGGATTCTCAACAACGTGGGCCGTGCCCTGGTCGGCGCCGGTAAGGGCTCCGAAGCGATGACCCAAGTCACCGACGCCATGCTGTCAATGGTCAACCAGGGCAAGGCGACCACCGAGGACATCAACCGCATCTCCCAAGCCGGGATCCCGGCATGGGAAGCGTTGGCCACCCACGCGGGCAAATCGATCACCGAGGTGCGCGCGGCCGTTTCCGACGGACAAGTCTCGATCGAAGACATGGTATCGGCGATCCAATCCGCGTCGGGGCCAACGTTTTCGAAACTGCTTGCAGCCAGCGACGCCGCATCCGGAACCCTGACCAACACGTGGGCACGCGTCAAAGACAACGTGTTGACCTCGCTCGGATTCATGGCGCAAGGACTGATGTCCTCGCTCGGGCCAGCGTTGATCAAGATCGGCGACGCGGTGTCTGCCGGGCTGCAAAAGCTTCCTGTGATTTTGCAGCAAGTCGGCGCCTACCTCGCGCCGTTCGGGCAAGCGTTCGTGACGCTCTGGCAGGCAGCGCAACCGTTCTTACAGGGCTTCGGCGTCGGGTTTCTGGCAGCGGTACAAGGTGTGGGCACCATTTTGCAAACTGTCGTCGGCCCGGCGTTTCAGTGGCTCGCGAGCCTGTTCCAGCTACTCACGACTGCGCTCGGACCGATCATGCCCATCCTCGGAACACTGGTCGGTTCGTTCCTCGGCGCGGCCGTCGCGCTTAAGGGCTTGTCGTCAGCCATCGCGATCGCCCGCACCGCATGGACACTGTTGTCGGCCGCGTTCGCCTTGAGCCCCGTCGGACTGGTAGTCACCGCGATCGTCGGCCTGGTGGCCGCGTTCGTGACCCTGTGGAACAAGTCAGCGGCGTTCCGGGCGTTCTGGATCGGACTCTGGGATGGCATCAAATCCGTGGCTATGGCCGTTTGGACCGCCCTGTCCGGATTCTTCGTCGGCATCTGGAACGGGATCGTCGGCGCTGCGCGAAACGTATGGGGTGCCCTGTCTGGGTTCTTCTCCGGGCTATGGAACGGGATCCGGTCGGTATTCACCTCGGTGTGGAACGGTCTCGGGAATTTCCTCGCGGGCATCTGGAATGGCATCAAGTCCACAGCCCAATCCGTGTGGGGCGGACTGGTAGGTTTCCTGACCGGCATCCCCGGTCAGATCCTCGGTGTGTTCAAGGGCGCCGGAACATGGCTGCTCAACATCGGCAAGGATCTACTGACTGGACTGTGGGAGGGCATCAAGAACGCCGGTCACTGGCTGTTGCAGAAGCTCGGCGACTTCTTCGGCAGCCTGCTGCCCGGCTGGGTGCGCAAGATTCTCGGTATCTCCTCGCCCTCACGCGTGTTCGCCGAGATCGGCAAGTGGGTTCCCGCCGGTATGGCCGAAGGAATCAACGGCAACGCTTCCGCACCGATCCGTGCCGTCAAAAGCATGGCGGGCCAAATGTCCGATGTCGCCGCCGACGTGCACGGTGACTTCACCAGCAGCCTCGGCGGCAGCACGACACTGCACGGCACCATTGCCGAGGCCATTCGGGACGGCATGGCGCAAACCACGATCACCATGGACGGCCGTGCCGTGGCGCGTGGCGTGGACCGAGCGCGCAAGTTGGAGGCGAAACGATGACCGCCGCACTGGACCTTCCCATCGATGCCAGCAACGTCTACCTTGGCTCGCCCGGTCGGCTCCGCCCGCTGCCGCCGCCGAAACCCGATGTGCAGCCCGAAGGAACACGGTTCGCCCCGGTGTCACGGTCACTGGACGGTACCGGCACCGAATGGTTCTTCGGCACCAAGCGAAAGTTCAAACTCGACTTGCCATGGTGCACTCCTGGCGAGCGGGCATGGTTGGAACTGTGCTGGGACGGCGCCATCCAACCGCTGTGGCTGATCGACCCGCTCACCCCGAATCGGTACCCGAAGGGCGTCGCCTCGAGCGGATCAACACTGCGAGGCGAACAAGCATTCAACTCGGACGCAGCGACCACGACCGTTGCCGAACAACCCGACTGTCCGAACGCGCCGCCTCGCTCGGTACGGGTCACCGCAGCTACCTACCTCGGCTACGACCGACTACCCGTAGTGGGAGGGGAAACCTTGACGTTCGTGTCGTGGTCACGTGCCTCGAGTGAGCTGACACCCGAAGTGACCTTTACCGATGCTCTCGGCACGGTGCTGGGCACAACCACCGCCGATACGGTGCCTGGTGGCGCCACCACGCTCACGAAATCGGTGTTGACGGCCCCGGTGCCCGACCGGTCGGCGTTCGCCGCGTACCGGCTCACACAGGCCGAGGTGGGCACGATCGTGTCGGGTGCTTGGCGGGCAGCGGCCGACGGGGGCACCGAATGGACCAATGGCGGTGGCGCCTACCGGGTGGCGTTCACCGACAAGTCCTCTTCGTCGAGCCGCTACCCACTTGAGACGGTCTCCGTGACCCTCGAGGAGCTGTAGTGCAGCTCGCCGATAACGTCGCGCTCGCCGCCGCGCTCGCTGCCGGTCAGACGATCAACGTGGATTACACGTTGCGATTCGACTGGGCGCGCGACGGCAAGTACGCGACCGACTTCGCCGATCTGTCGGTGAACTTCTGCGACGGCACGTTGGACGCGCAGTTCTCCGGCCAGTACCCGCCGGAATTCGAGGTGAACGACGGCGCGGCGCAACGCCGCCTGACCGTGCACGTCACCGGGCACGTCAACGACGTGCACGTACTGAAATTCTTTTCTCCGTACTCCGGCTACTACGGAGGGAACATCGGCGCGGTGGGCACTCCGTGCTACTACTCGATATGGGTAGCGACCGCGGATGGTGGAGTGGAAATTGAACAGTTCAACGGCTACCTGATCCAGGCCACGCCGAAACGTTCCGACGGCACCGTCGAGCTTGAGCTGGCCGACGTCACCAGTCAGCTCACTAATGGGGTCACATTGATGCCCTCGGCGCGCTCACAGGTGCTCGCCCAGTGGGCACAGTCAGGGAACGACTCGATCGACTCACGCGTGCGCCAACGGGGCGGCAACTCACTGTCGTGGTACCTGCTGCACGTCTGCCGTGCCTCCGGGCTGTATCAAGGGCCGAAACCACCGAAAGGGTGCGTCGCTTACTGGACACTGGCCGGGGGCGTGCTGCCCGAAATCGGTGGACTGGAACAGATGCCACGCGACGGCCGTCAATCCTGGCCGGTCGCCTCCGGAAGTTGGATCATGTCCGCCCTATTGCAGTCGCTCAACGAGCTGCCACGGTACGTGCGTTCATTCGGTGATCGGCTGCCCTCCGGTGCCGAATACCCGGTCGGACCGTGGTCACCCGACATTGAGACGCCCCACGTGTATCCGCGCTACATGTGGCGACGTGGACAGTTCGGCCCGGAGATGCGCTATGACGTCTACGACTCGGACGTGTCCAGTTATGGCAATACAAGCGACTGGATGCGCATGGTCGGAACGACGAGTGAACCTGTGGTCATCAACGCCTACGGCGACTACCGATGCCGAGTCGGCCTCGGTGGGTGGCTACGGTTTGACCGAAACATCAACAGTACCAACGAAACATCGGTTACGGTGATGTTGGCAGGGTTCGCCGCCGCCTCCGAAATAGACCCGAATCACGACGGCAGCATCGACGGACCACTGGGGTATGTGACCTTCTCCGTGCACCCGAGCACTCGCGCGCACAACGTCTACGTGAGCTTCCAGTATCCGAACCAAGGTGTGTACCAAACATGGTCGTGTAGCTGGACACCCCCGCTCGAAGACGGGGTGCATTACACCGCAGTGAACCTGGACTTCGGGGTAAGCGGTGCACCGACGATCACGACCAAGCTCGACGGCGTCACGGCCGCGCGCCAGTGGGGCAGTTCCGGCGGAACCTACCCAACCTCGTACAGCAAGTACGCCAGCGTCGATGGACGCAACGTCGAAACCAGCGGCGTGCGGGTATTCACCACCGGCGGTGCACAGCACTGGGGCGTGTGGCAACAGAGCTTGGTTTCCGCTTCGACGCCCATGGAGTGGTCTAACAGCGCCGCATGCATGGACTACTTGCCCCAGACTGACATCGGTCCGAGCATGGCACGTGTCCTGTGGACTCCCGACGTGCAAGGCAAACCGGCGTGGGACGTCATCAAGGCGATAGGCACAGCCGACCTCGGCGTCGTGCACACCACCGAGGACGGAGTGTTGCATTACACCAATTGGGAAGACATCGTGCGCCGCCGTGACACCGGCGAGACCACGACGTACCTGTCACTAGCCGAAGTGGACGAGGTCAACCCGTACACCACCTTCGACTCTGTCGCTAACTCGATCACATTCACCAGCCAAGACAAGTACGCTGTAGATGCCGCGATCTTCGAAGCCAGCGACCCGCAACAATTCCAGGTCGCCTCAGGACGATCGGCGCGTTGGCAAACCACTGTCAACGACGCCATGTCGGTCATGCCCGGAAACGTCACTCCGCGCAGGCTTGCGCAAGGTTACTGGTCCACCACCGCGGGATCCGGCGACAACCCCAACGACCCGAACACCGGCAAACCGGCCTACACATGGCAAGATTTCATGCGCGCCTACGCGCCTGAACACTGGAAGAACGGGTTCACCGCGCACAACCGTGGCGACGTTGTCGGTGCCGGAATCACTTACCCCGGCGCGTCGCCGGGACAGCCGGCCGAAGGCATGGGGGTGTTCGCATCAGCAGCGGCAGGGTGGGCGCGCGGCGACCGCGACCCGCGCCACCTCACACTCGGGTTGTCGTCTGGCCTTCCGGTGGGTGGTCGCACCAGCGCCGCATCGGTTGATGACAACACTGCGTTCTTCAACGTACGCGGCTACAAGATCGCTGCCGACCAACAGGTCAACGACACCGTCGCCTCGACCGACACGGCTTCGTTCGAATCATTCGGGGTGCGCAATGTGTCACGGCCACAGTCCGACTGGGCGAGCGACTACAGCACGCAATACGACCTGACGCAGAAACTTGCCGACGACCTCGCACAGCCCCGGCCAGTGTTCACGTCCGTGGACGTGCACGGCGACCCCCGGCGGCAACTGCAAGACGTCGTACGCATAGACGATCCCGGCGGCATCGGCGGCCCGATCTACGCGACCGTCGTCGGCATCAACCGCAAGTTCGATGCCCAAGGCGGCATCACCGATTCGTTGACGCTACGCACCTTCGGGCCGCGCGCGGGCAGCTGGGTCATCGATGACCCGAACTTCTCGGTGATGGACGAGACCACCCTCATGAACTAATCGCATTGGGAGACAACACCATGGCGACCGAGCTACCCGACATCGCGCCCGGAACCATCGTCACGGCGACGGGGTGGTGGAACCCGCTAACACATGCGGTCAACGAGGCCAACGCCAACATCGAATCTACGCAAGCCGCGGTTTCCTCCGCCACGGCCGATATCTCCTCGCTGAATGGCCGGGCATCCGCGCTCGAATCCGCAGTGGGAACCCCCTACGTCAGCGAGAAGTCGCTTGACAACCGCGTGACCACGCTCGAGCAGGGCGACAGCGGGATGAACGTCACCGCCACGAAGTACGTCGTCACCACCGAACGAACAGTCAACAGCACGACTGCAACAACGCTCGGATCGACCAACATCACCCTGAACACGGCCAACGCACCGGTCGTGATCCTCGCGAACTTCGACGTCGCCATGACCACGGCGAACACGATCGTCACTGCGGGAGGCACGGCGTGCCTTGTGGTCAAATGCCTGATCGACGGGACCGCGCGCAATGAACAACTGATCTTCGGCTCACAGGCCGTATGGCGGGGCACTGCCGGGCAAACATGGGTGCTGACCAACCTGCGCGCAGGCGGCCACACTGTCGCGTTCACCGCACAGTTGTCCTCGGCTGGTGCTGTCGCATACCAGGTGTCCGCCAGTCACACCGGCGCCGCGCTGCTCGTATTCGGCTGAAACAACCACCGCCGCGAAACGTTGCAAGGGCAGGTGAACCCCCGATGGCAATCGGAATCGACGTGTACACGGCATACCAAGCTGTGCACGACTGGGCAGCAGTCCGACGAGCCGGATACCAATTCGTTTACCTCAAGCTGACCGACGGCATGGCCACCCGATCAGAAGGGGGCTACACCGCCGCAGCGAAAGCCGCCGGTATCGCGCCCGGCGGTTACCACTACGCCCAACCCGGCGACCCTCGCGCACAGGCCGACTTTTTCACCACACGGTGCGAATACTTCCACGCCACCGAGCTAGCCCCGGCACTCGACCTCGAGTCGCCATTCGTACCCGGCCCGGCCGCGGTGGACTTCGCTGTCGCGTTCTGCCGGCGCATACGCGAACGCGGACACCGGCCAGCGCTCTACGCGAATAACTCAATGATGCGCGTCGTCGCGCCCGCTGTGCTAGCTGCCGTGCCCTCGACGCTGATCTGGGTGGCGCGCTACGGAGCTGAACCGACGGTGCGCTACGACGTGTGGCAGCACAGCCAAGCCGGCCGCGTGCCGGGTATCTCGGCAACCTCCGTGGATCTCGATACCGGCGCTATTCCGTACAACGTCACCGTTCCTACAGCAGGGGAGCTGATCGACATGGACTTGAACGACAAGGTTCGGTACAAGAACCGAGAAGGCAGGGTCAGTGAGATCACCGTGCACGACTGCTTGGCCCGGATGGCGTTGCTATTCGACGACCAACAGTTCGGTGCGCCCGGACAACGGCGAGATGGACCGTGGGCCGGGGTGTTCCGGCGCCTGGCGCAGAAGAACGGGATCGAGGTGCCGAAATGACAGAGTCACCGAGCAATGACCGCCCGATCCTCGACGAGGCCAAACGCAAGGCGATCATCGCGCTCGCCGGTTCGGCAGTGGCCGCCGCGGTGTCGTTCGGCGCGATCACACCGGCGCTCGCCGACCAGATCAACACCACTGTGGCCGGTCTGCTCGGCGCGGTGGTGACCGTGCTTCCAATGGTGACCTCTTTGCTTCACGCACTCGGCATTGTCCGCAGTGCTGAACCACGCACCACACCGGTGGACTCGCCGAGCGACCAGGACGGGAACCCGCTCGTTCCGCTACCGAACCTCGGCGGGCAACCGCCGGTCATGGCCGACAGCATCGACGCAGACGGCGACGACGAAGGCGGCGCTGCCACCGGCGACGAAGCCGAGCGTGAGATCCCCGGAGACGGGCACGGCCGTCACCGTACTCAATAGCTGTGCACAGCTTGATACGCTGGGCAACGCGCCCCATCCCCGCGCCAGGGTTGCCATCCTTCGTGGGGATGGGGCGCCCTTCCGTCTGCGCCCTGTAGCTGCGATCCTGCCTTGTTGTCTGTGTTAAATAAAGGAAAACATGTAGACCTTGTTTGACATGCTTCAATATTTGAAGCTTTACGGAAAGTATTCGCGGTCGCGAATCAGAGTGCTCATAACTGGATGTCCATAATCGGATACTCAAGACCGTGCCGATATCACCACCGTTCTATTCGATATCAGCACGGGTGGTGATCGCTGTATCTACACAACAGCTACGTTGTAGCTACAGTGCAGCTCGGGGCCGCCTGCATCGATTGCATCGTTTCGCACAGATTGCAGAGTTTCGGGCAGGCCGAGCGGTCGAAGTTGTCAATTATCTACGTTAGATAGGTTTTCACCCGTATGGCGTACTGCTAGTAGCTATCATCGTCGGCGACGCCAAGTTAGTATGACGAAATGTTCCGATATATACGGCGTAGCGCGTGAAGGCTTGACCGGGGAGTGTTCCGGGGTTCTGACCCATTTCACTGTTGATGTAATTCCGAACTGAGGTTTGCTCTATTTCTGGACGGTTCTTCGACCGGCCAGACGGTGGCGCACGCCCTTGTGACAAGGGAGTCTGATGATCAGAGGAGTACCCAGAGTGTTCCGAACCTTGGCGCGCCATGCCGAGGCCGCAGGTTGGAGTATCGAGCTGACTAGGAACAACCACTTACGTTGGCGGTCGCCGGACGGGGCCGTGGTGTTCAGCGCCCTGTCGCCAAGCGACCGGCGAGCGGTGCGCAACGTCGAAAAGGAACTGAGACGTGCAGGTCTGAGCATTTAGGGGAGTCTCCGGCGGGGTGGGCCGTCATCCGGGCCTCGGCGACAGTTCGGTCAAGGTTGGCGAGATCCGCGAATTCGGCGAGCGCATCATCGAACTGCGCTTCCCCGGCGCCGCAGCCGAGGGCGGCAGGATACCGATCTCCAGTCTGGTCGTGCGCATCATGGAAACCGTTGCGGCACTGTAGCCATCGGGCGAGCCCCCGATGCCGGTGCCCGCGCTCAAACAGGCACGTGCAGGCGTAGACACCGGCACCTTGGGAAGGAAGGTCACTCGTTCCCGTGACAAAGGGGCCGGTAGAAGTGTACGGCTCCCACTTGGGATATCGGCACCCGCGAGTTCCGCGTTACCTGAATGGGTGACATCCGACGTTGCCGCGCGGCCCCGAGGCCACTGCTAGTTCAATTCGTGGTGGAGCACGTCGAGTTGTTCGGTGATGGCGTGGTCGGTGGCAGGGGCGCAGAACAGGTAGTCGTCGCCTGCCTTGTCGGTTTCGAGTCGGTTGAGCCACGCGCCGTACGGTCCGAGCACGTAGCCGAGGGTGGTCTGGTTGCGCTGGGTACGCCCGGTGTGGTCGCGGGTTTGCACCAGGAACTCCCCACCGCCCTGGTTGGGGGCTTTCACCAGTTCGAGGACGGTGTCGCGGGCCTCGTCTTCGACGGTGTAGTCGTTGTCCATGAGGAAGCCGTCGCTGGTGCGTGGTTCGCCGTTGAACACCGAGACGGGCAGCCGGATCGGGTGGAACGAAGCGATGTCGCGGTCGATCAGCTCGCTTAGTAGTGCCTCGCCGAGTCCGTCCGGGGTGATCTGGCGCAGGTAGAGGCCGTTGTTGACCCGCACGGCGAGTACGGCCTCGCGGCCCTTGCGGGCGGTGACTAGCTGCCAGGGTTCGTGGTCGGTGACCAGCCACCCGATGTAAGCCAACTCGGGAAAACAGAGTGTTTCCACGGTGACTGTGAAATCCCGATCCAGGCGGCCATCGCGTTCGAGGAGCCCGGCCTGGCGCATCGCGTCCAGTGCGGTCCGGTTGGCTTCGTGTTCTTCGTCTTCGTCCAGCCAGATCGGGTCCGGGCGCAACGGCAGCAGCAGCTCGCCGATACCGAAATGCGTCGCGATCCGGGCGAGATGGCTGGCGTAGCAGGTCATCGTTCCCTGCGTCAGCACGACGTTCTAGTCCTTCGGTCGTTTCGGCTCCACGTCTTCCCCGATCACCGGGGGCGCGGTCGGTGGCAGATCGCCGACGATCTCCTGACCGTTTTCCCGCGTGATCAGATAGCCCGCGCCGCTGCGTTCCTTGTCGTCCTGCTTGCGGGCACCGTTGCCGGTCATCGGCATCCCGCTCGCGCCCGCGCGGCCAGCCGCACCCGCAGCCCCGCGCCCGCTGCCCGCGCTGGGCTCCTCGGCGGGCACGCGCCCCGCACCCGACCGCGGACCACCCTTGAGCCCGCCCTCGGATCCGGCGCCCTTGCCGCCACCAACACCACTACCGCCACGGCCGCCGGTACCTTCGCCGAACCCAGCGGTGCCGCGCGGGCCGCCACCGAACCGCGACGAACCCCCACCACTGTTGTTGTAGCCGCCGACGAACCCGCCACCGAGCCCGCTATAGGGGCTGCCCGTGCCCGCGGAACCGCCCGAGCCGCCGTACGGTGTCGCGGTGCCTGTTCCGCCCCCAGGAAGACTCGGATCGACCGGTGGCGGCGCGTAGCCCGCGGTGTTCGTTCCCGCCTGCGCACCGGTGCCGCCCGGCCCGGTGCCCACCTGCGGAGGCGGCGCGTTCCCCGCACCACCGGCTGGGCCGTGCGCGACCGCCTGGCCACCACCACCGCCACCGCCGCCAACGGTCGGGGGTGCTTGATTCGGCGCCGAGGATCCGCCGCCTGCGCTCGCGTGTCCGCCGGTTCCTCCACCACCTCCGGTGGCGGGCGGGTTCACGCTCATCGGATGCCCACCACCCGAACGCAACGGCGCACCACCCGAGCCGGAGCCCACGGAGAACTGGCCACCCTCGGCCTGCTGCGGGCCGTACTCCTTCGGCAGGTTGCCGACGTTGTACCCGGTCGCGGTCGCCAAGTTCTGGTAGTGATGGACGTTGTTCGCCTCCGCGGCCTGCTTCGACGCGACCGCGGCATCGTAGTTGCTCACGTCCTCACCGGCACCGGTCCAGTCCGAGATACCGGGAATGATCGACCCGAACTTCGTCAACCCATTCGGCTCCGCAGGCACCGAGGGGATCGGTTTGATACGGGGGTTGACCTCGTCGAAGGTCTGGGCCTGGGCCCTGGTGAGGTCCTGGGCCTTGTCCAGGCTTTCACCCATCGTCGAATACACCACCCCCGCAGGCCCAGCCCCGCGCTTCGCCGCACCAGAAGCGTTGCCCTTCCAACTGCCTTCCAGCTTGCCCGCGGCCTGCTTGATCCGATCCGAAATCTCGTTGAACCGCTGCGTCAACCCGAAAACCTGGTCCTTGGACTGAAACATGCCCTCGGTCCCGAGCTTCTGCGCGACGACCTTCTGATAGATCTCATCCCCGCTGTATCCCACGGCTACTTCCCTCCCGATCTCGCCGTGTCCACGATCGCCTTCGCCACAGCATCCGTGATCTTCTTCGCCTCACCGGGGGTGCGAGCGATTACCTGAACATCGGCGGACTCGTGGTCATTCAAACCAATCGTGAGGCTAGTGCGTCCGTCCTTTTCGTCGTTAGCTTTGGTTGTGTTAACGGCCGGGTATCCGTTAATTGTCGTCGGCTCAAACTTCGTGTAGAAATGAATCATCTTCTGTTTTTTGTATTGAGCATCAATACCCATGCCTAGTAGGCTCACGCCCGTGCTGTCACCTTTCGAGCCGTCCCAATTGCATATCTTGTTCGGCTGGCCATCTGCACGTTTTCCAACGGTGTCTGTACCGTCGCGCTTTAGTCCGAGTGCTGACATCGATGATTCCGGAGTCAATGAGCACGGATCTTGCACGTACTGCGAGACATCGACAGGAGTTGGCACCTTCGGTGCGCCGCTGTCTGATGGGGACGTGCTCGATGGTTTGTCCAGACTTCCCGGTTGCGCTGGCGCGCCGCCACACCCAGTCAGTACAAGTACGGCACCTGCGGATATCGCAGTCGCGACGATCCCTCGCTTCACGCCTTATTCCTCCGCAAATCCTGCGCGTTATGCTCTTCATTCTGCTGGTAGTCAGCGAGCGCCTTCTTCATGCTCTGGACAAGATCGTCAAGATATACCGAGGCGCCCTTGGCCTGTTCAGCAGCTTTATTGAGTGATGCCTGATACGCCGTCACATATTCCATGCTCTTCTTGTCCGGCGCAGGGGGAGTTGCGGCACTGGATGCCTGTCGAATCTGGTATTCGAAATGCCTTGAATCCTCGGCGATCTCTTCGAACTCGCGGATCAACGCGGGCAGGGTCTCGGGGTTGAACTCGTAGCCCTTGCCGCCATGGTCGGGTTCGGGGTCCTGCGGTAGTCCCGCTTGGTGGAGGTAGGCGGCGCGCTGGATCTGTTCTTCCCAGCTGCCGGGGTTGTTCGGGTCGTAGCCGCCGGGGCCGCTGGGGAGCTGGCCGTGCTTGACCGCCTCGATCTGCTCGCTCATCGGCGTCAGCGGCGTTGACCCCGCGGTGCCCGGTATCGGTAGCGGTCCCTGTTGACCTTGGCCCGGTGTGGTCATAGCTGCTCTCCCCATCTCCCACTGCGTAGCGAACCGCAGCCCATCGTAGCGGTGTGACGCCAACACGTGTGTGCTATGACGAAACTTGGCGGTGCCGGTTCCGTGGTGTGCCCTGTGTCGCCCACATGGGCTCACCGGAGTGGGGGAGTAAAGGGGGGGTGGAGCCCGACTTAGCAGGGCGAACGGCACGAATCGCTACGCGCTCAGTTGCCTTCGTTGGGGTGGAGCTCGACGATACGGCCGCGAGACGGCGGTAGCTGCTCAAGCAGACGCGCGGCGTCGGCGACGCACACAGCGCAGATGTAGGTTTCCCGGTCGCCAGCGGCGACCGTCACCGACCGGTCCGCAGCATAGGTTCGGCAGAAGGAGCAGGGCGCGAGGAACCGGCGGTGGATCTTCTGCGCGGCTGTCGGCAACCGCTCAGGGTCAAACTTGCCGGTCATGATCACCCTTCGTTGCAGGAGTGGGGCACGGCGAGGCAGAGCGGTCGGGTAGGCGCTGCCGTACCGTCTAGGGGATCGGTGTGACGCGGTCGAACACCGGTTGTATTCCTAACCGTCGGCATGCTGCGTTGACTCGCGCCCGCACATCCGGGTCATACCAGGAGCCGTGTATAGCGGTCGAAATACACCGGAGAGGTGCTGTGACCACCTGTCCGCCCGCGCCCACTGCCGCATTTCGCTCTCCCAGTGCATGACGATGTCTTCCCCGTGCTTGGCCGCCGACTCCGCCTTTTCCCGGCACCGCTCCGCTTCCTGACATGCTTTGTCGGCCCGAATCGTCATCACCCGACGCGCGAGATCGGGGTTCAGGGATTCGCGCACGTTCTTGGCGCGCTCGTCTACTTGCTTCCATGCCTGCTTCACCCCCTTCATCGGTGCGAACCAGTTGCCACAGCTGTCGTGATGGCCCTATGCCACGTAAACGCGCGCTGGAGATGTTGAGAACGGGTGAGGCTGTTCCGCTGTCGCTGGCTGCTCGCCTCCCAAGCCTTCGCACGGTCCGTGGCCTCTGCTCGCCATCCTCTGGGGTTGTCCCGCTGCATGCGGGCTAGTTCGGTGCATATCTCGTCGTACATCGCTGCCGACTCCTCTAGTTCCATCGGTTGCCGAGGCCGTGACGGCTGCTGCCGTCGAACGCCTTGGCGGTGCGTCTCGAACAGCTTGGTGGATGAAAGTGCGAATGGTCAAGCAATGATGAGCAATTTTAAAGCAATATACACTCGAATGGCGGATAGTAGACGGGCTTGGGGTGTCTCGTTCACTCAGACGGCGGTATGTCCTACACTGCAATTCCACGAACGTTGCTCGAATCCGGGAGAGAGGAAGAGCAATGCGAATCGAATTTCTGGGCTCCACATCAGGCGGTGGCGGCTGCCCGACCCTGTTCAAGACCGAGCGGGGAACGATCGTCGTGCAGGGTACGACCGTCACAGACCCAGAAGCGCTCGCCAAGATGGCGACCTACGGCAACGGCATACCGTCGTACGAATCGGCCGTGGAGATCCCCGCAGAGCTGCTGCCGTTCGTGGACGTTACCGAACTTGCCGAGGTCGATCTGCCCGCTGACCGGCCAGAATTCACGATTGATCCGGAGGCGGCGGCCTTGATACCGGGGGCTCAAGGATGACCGTAGAACGGGTGTCGCGCGTGCGGTTCCCGGAGCTGTTCGACACGTTCTCAAGCACCGCGTGGCGTTGGGAGTGCCAGGGCGAGTACCACGAGCCAGACGAAGCCGAACCGTTCGCGGCTTGGAAGGCCGGTCACCCGGACGATTCGTTCTTGCAGCCGTGGTGCGAGAAGATCCGCAAACTCACGGGGGAGGGCAAGACGTTCGGCCGGGTCCGGATGCTTACCGAACCGCTGACCGAGTACTTGGAATGGATGCTCTCGTTTACACACCTCAACATCGACGCCGGGGAAGACATCCGGTGGATCGCTGAAAGCACCGTTGCAGCCCTGCCGAACCGTCCAAGGGATGACTTCTACATCTTCGACGACGTCCGTGTGGCAACGCTGCTGTTCGACGAGAACGGGGTGTGTGGCGCCGAGGTGACCGACGATCGCGATGCGGTGCAGCGCGCACTAAAGTGGCGGCACCTTGTATCCGACCTTGCCATCCCGCACAGCAAGTACCTGACCGATGTCCGGAGTGTCTGATCAACATCTCACCAGCTCGTGAACGGTTCGCCGACCGCCTGCGCGAAGTGCGCGAGGCGGCCGGCGTTTCTGGTGCTCAACTCGCCGAGCAAGCGAGCTGGCCGCCGTCGAAGGTCACGCGGTTGCAGCGTGGTCAGCAGAATCCGACAGAGGACGATGTGCGGACGTGGTGTCGCTACACCACTCCTGAACTGGTTGACGAACTGCTCGCCGATCTTGTGGCCATGCGTGCCGACGAAGCGCGGTGGAGTCGGCAGCTCCGTAGCGGGCACCGCACGGTGCAGACGGCCAAAGCAGCCATCGAAGCCGACGCTACACGGATACGGGTCTTTGACTCGGTCCTAATCCCTGGTCTCGTGCAAACGGCGGGTTATGCAAGGGCGGTCTTCCAACAGCACGCGCGGCTTCACGGCAGTGTCGCCGACACTGATGCGGCTGTCGCAGCACGCATGGAACGCCAACACGTCTTGTATGACTCAGGCAAAAGTATCGACCTGCTCATGCTCGAATCCGCGTTGAGGCATCCTCAGGTGTCCGGCGACGAGTTGGTCGCGCAGGCGGATCGTATCCGCGCACTCGCCGGGACTGTCCACATCGGAGTGATACCGCAGAACGCAGAACTCGGCGTGCTGCCGCTCCATGGCGTCTGGGTGTACGACGAGCTGGTCGAAATCGAGTTGGTGCACACAACGATCACTACTACCGACACCGCCGATGTGAAGTTGTACAACGATTGGCTCGACCAGCTTTGGAAATCTGCCGTGACTGGGGCGAACCTTCGGCGACTGCTTGATTCCATTACTGGTTAGGGCCGTAAACCTGCCTCAACGCGGCGTCGATGGCCTGGTCCATCTTGTCTTGTAGTAGCGCGAATTCCGCGTGGCTGAGCACTGTTGGGCCGCTTGACTCGAGCACGAGGTAACCGCCTGCGGTCAGGCGGATCTCGACGCTGGCGGCCGTGCCGTCACGAGCGTCCAGGCCGACTACTGTCCTGGCGTCGTTGTCGTGGCAGCATCTACCAATGCGGTCGGCCACTTCCGCGCCTCCCTACCTACGGGTACCGGGGATTGGGACATTAGAACCAGAACCACACACGATGCGATGCCTCGAACAAGATCAACCCCAACGACGGACCGCAACGGCCACCGAGGGTGTCCACCTTGCGGGGGACACATATCGATGGCTGTTGCGGTACCGCTGGCCGGGTGACGTCGAACGAAGGTGAAGCGCGCTTCATGGCGGCCCCACTACACGGACGCTACGGAAGTGCTACATCGCGACGTTCAACGCCACATCGACGGCGTCGGCGACGTCGTCGTACTGCTGGTCATCCACATGTCCATAACGGTCCACGGTGGTGGTGATCGACTCGTGCCCCAGGAGTCGCGACAACTTCGTGATGTCGATACCCTGGGCCAGCATCCACGACGCATAGGTGTGCCGTAGATCGTGAATCCGCGGCTGCTTTTCGATGCGCTTCTCGCGCGGGATTTCGTGCCCGTCCTTGTCGCGAACCGCGGTCGCGGCCTCGATCGCTGGTTTCCAAACTCGGTTCGAAAAATTACCGTGATGCAATCGGCTACCCGAGCGAGTGGTGAATAGCGGTTGATCGCTCGGGCGCGCAAGACACAGTTCTTTGATCTCCGCGACCATGCTTGTTGGAATCGGAACGGTGCGCCGACCCCGTTTGGTTTTCGGAGCCCCAATTCCCATGCTGTTGTCAGCGAGCCGCTTCCACGCCTTATTAATCCGTACCCGTGCCTTGCCCGGTTTGGGAAACGTGATGTCAGCGGGAGTGATAGCGACTGCCTCGCCCCATCGCACGCCGGTGCCGACGAGGAACCGCACGAACAGCCGGTACGGCTTGGCGACGTGTTCGAGCAGTACCGCGAACTCGCGGTTATCGAGGAACACCATCTCCTCGTCGTCACCCTCCGGCAGACGGATTCCACGGCACGGGTTGTCGTCGCGTAGCGGGGGCGTGGTGTTCATGGCGGTGGTGAAGATGGCCGACAGCAGGCCGTGAATGTTGCGGAGCGTCTTCGGCGCCATACCAGCGTCTTGCCGGTCGTTGACCCACGCACGGATGCGTTCCTGGTCGGGAACGGAGATCGGGAAGGCACCAAGGTCCGGGGCGATGTGGTTGCGCACATCCCGGCGGGCGTCGGCGCGGGTACGGGCGCTCACACCCGTCATGCCCTTGATGTGCCGCTCGGCGACTTCAGCGACCGAGGGTTCCTTGGCCTTGATCTTGATCATGGCCTCGTTGGCCTTGGACAGTCGGTGCCCGGAAGCCTCCAGAAGAGTCTTGAACCGCTTCGCCTCGTCGCGGTCGTCGAACGTCAGCGAAGGCTTGTCGTCGGTGTCCGGGTCGTACCAACGGACTCTGTAACCGTGACTGCCGTCACTTCGGGTGCGCTTTTGCAGGGTTGCCAT